GGATATTCAGAAAGAAAAAATTAAACAGGAATTTTGGAACTGGGCAAAGGTTGAAAATCCAAGAATGGTTGAAAATGCTGAACTTGGTGATGTTTATGCAATTCAAAATCTAGATCACATGTTCATGGGTTTTGCAGCAGCCAAATCCCAAGCGGTGCCT